GCGAAGATGGCCCACCGCAGGGCTTCGGATGCTGTGAGGTATGGGGAGAGTGTGGTGGGGAGATATCTGAGGTTGAAGGTGGCGGGGAATGGCGATTGAATTTCAGATCCATCATTATCCTGTGTGGGGGTGGTCTAGGGATAGTGGGATGTGGGTCGAGTGCGGATCTATACCGGGGTTGTCTATGGATTTCGCGAGGGGGATTGCGGATGAGTTGATTGCGATGGGGGAGTTGCCTCAGATTGTCAAACTGGACGAGTGTATATGCAGGCGTGGATCGATTTTACCCGATGCGGGTAACTTAGGAGATGGTGATGAAGGGATTATTGCGTAGGTTGATTGGCTGGGACGAGATGGTCGAGAGGGTGGAGGCGGAGGTGTCCGCGCTGGCCTCTTATGTGGACGTGGTCGAGTGGCCTGTGGGAGTGTCGTGCTATATCTCTGGGAATTTCAAGAATGATGAGCCGGGGGTCAAGGTCGAGGCCGCCCTGATCGGTCGGGAGATACACCTGTGGTACATCCTTCCCCGTGAGGCTTGTGACGATGATGGGGATGATCTCTATTTTGTATTGACGGAGCGACCGTGGGCGGATAGTGGTTATGCGGGGTTGAATGGGATCGTCAAGGGTGTTGCTTTTATGAGGTCGGAGCAGTTGAACTCTGAGGCGATTGGGTTGGCCTATTGGGATCAGGGTCGGATTAAGATGAGATGGGGGTATGGGGATAGAAATCTGGCGGGGCCTACGGTCTTTACGGATGCCCTTGAGAAACCTGCTCATTGGCCCATTCGGAACGAGTATGGAGTTCATGGATACCTGCGTATCCCCGTTCTTTAATCAGGTCATCTAGTAAGGATCATGGCCTGTTAGCCCCGCAGAATGGCTCTCAGCGATGCACAGAGGGGTTGGCGGGGTCTGTTTCGGGTGAATTGTGGGCAAAGGTTCTATTTTGAGTGAGCAGAGTGAACACAGCGGGGGGGGTGTGAATGGCAGTACCTAAGGGTTGGCGAGAGAGGTTCATCAGTACATTGGGCAGGACGGGGAATGTCCTGCTTGCTTGTCGTGATGCGGGGGTGAGTAGATCGGGGGCGTATAAGGCTCGTGGGTCGTCGGTGAAGTTTGCGAAGGCGTGGGAACGGGCGGTAGAGGATGCCGTGGATGTCTTGAGGGCAGAGGCGTTTCGCAGGGCGGTGCAGGGGGTGGAGGAGCCTGTGTTCCATCGGGGTCGGGAGATCGCGGTGGTTCGGAAGTATTCCGATCAGTTGTTGGGCCTCTTATTGAGGGCACATGCTCCTGAGCATAACCCTGTGGAGAAACATGAGATCACGGGCAGGGGTGGTGGGCCTATCGAGCAGGCGGTGTTCGTGATCCACGACAATGGCAGGGGGGATATGGAGCCTCCGAGTGGAGGGGGTTAGGTTAGGGCCTCAGGAGGGGCCTCAGTCATTAGCCAGTCAATCTCCTGCGGATATCGTCATCTATGGTGGTGCGGCGGGGGGTGGTAAGACGTGGTGGTTATTGTATGAGCCTATTCGTCATCTGGGTAATGGGCAGTTTGGGGCGGTCATATTCAGGCGCACTTATACGGAGATCACCGAGGAGGGTGCGTTGTGGGATGAGACCCAGAACCTTTATGCCCTGATCGGGGGTGCGAAGGCGACGGAGGGGAAGTTGAAATGGGACTTTCTCTCAGGGTCTACGGTTCGGTTCAGGCACATGCAACATGAACAGGATCGTTTCAAGTATAAGGGCGCGCAGATTGCGATGGTCGGGTTCGATCAGTTGGAGGAGTTTACGGAACAACAATTCTTCTATCTTCTCTCTCGGAACAGGTCGGTCTCAGGGGTGAGGCCGTATGTTCGTGCCACGTGCAACCCACAGCCGGGTTGGTTGGCGGATCTCCTGTCATGGTGGATCGATCAGGACACGGGGTATCCCTTGGAGGATCGGGCGGGGGTACTCAGGTGGTATGTGAGAGATGGGGATGAGATCGTATGGGGCAATACCCCTGCTGAGTTGAAGGTGAAGTACCCAGAGCAGTTGCCCAAGAGTATGACGTTCATTCCGTCGAGTGTGTATGACAACAAGAAATTATTAGAGGTCGATCCCGGATATCTGTCTAACCTTATGGGTCTCCCCTATGTTGAGAGGGAGAGGCTTCTGAGGGGGAATTGGAAAGTCAAGGCAGAGGCTGGCAAATTATACAGCAGGGATTGGTTCGAGATCGTATCAGAGGCCCCCGTGGGTGGGATTGAGTGCTGGTCGTGGGATTTCGCCGCTACTGCTAAGGAGTTTGCGAAGGATGACCCCGATTACACGGCAGAGGTGGGGGTGCGGAAGGTCGGAGAGTATTACTACGTCATGGGTCTCTATGCGGAGCAGATCGGGCCTGCGATGGTGGATAAGGAATTTAAGTCTAGGGTCAGGGATCATGCGGAGAGGTTGAAGGGTGTATCGAGGTATCGGTGCAGGTGGGAGGTTGAGCCGGGGAGTGCGGGTAAGAGGGAGAACCGCAGGCTTATCAGGATGCACGCTGGGATAGATGCGAGGGGGGTTAGGCCCCTTGGGGACAAGGTGACGAGACAGCAACCGTGGAGCGCGCTGGCGGAGCAGGGGTATGTGAAGGTCGTCGGGGGGGATTGGAATGAGAGATTTCTTACGCACATGCACCATCAGCCCTATCCTGAGTGGCCCCATGATGATATCGCAGATGCGTTTGCGGGGGCTATGCAGGCGGTGACGGATGATCGGGTGTTGAAATTGGCGAAGGTGGACTTTTACAGCCCCCCGTCTAGTGAGAAGGGGGAGGAGACCGAGTATAGATCGCAGGCAGAGGTAGGTCGGATGCTTGACGAGTATGAGGAGCGTAGTGATGGCTGAGGGTGTGGGTTCTATCTGGGAATTGCCAGAGTATAAGCAGTATCTGTCGATGTTCAGGGCCAAGGCAGAGAAATTGATGAGGCGGAGGCGGTATTACGACGGCACGGTCTACAACGATACCAATGAGATGTTGGGGTGGTTGCGGTATCGGGTGGGGAAGGAGATCAAGCCCCTATTCCTGCCCTTGTCGAGGGCGGTGGATATCGATGCGGGGATCGTGCCCGGGGGATGGAGGATGTTGGGAGAGGACGAGGGGGACAATCAGCCGTGGGTGGATGCGAGGGATGTCCTGTTCTCTTGGAGCGAGTGGGGTACGGATGGGGTGCTGTTCGTCCACTATGGGGCGCAGTATGGGATGAGTGGTCTCAAGGTGTCTGATCTCAGGGAGAGAGTGGATGGGGGGCGTGTAGTGATGAAGCCCGTCGATCCTACGAATTACATCCTGATCGGCGAAGGGCCCATGGGTGGGCCTGCGATGGCGATATGGGTCGAGACGAAGATGGAGGGGGGCGAGGAACATGAGTATGCGGAGGTCATTACTCCTGATTGGATTTATACCTATTGGGATGGTGAGCCTAGTGGGATCGGGTGGGTGAATGAGGAGGGAGAGACCGAGGAGGGGTGGCCGAATGAATTAGGGTTCGTCCCATTCGTGGAGGTTCATCATATCAAGACGGGTGAGCCTTATGGAGAGGCGACATTCGAGAAGGCTATGCCCCTGCTGGATGAGGTCAATGCGATGGCCTCTGATCTCTCTAAGATTATCAAGGATCACAACGAACCTCAATGGGCGGTCATCGGGGCGGAGCCTTCTGATCTTGAACACAGTGGGGAGAATGTGTGGTTTATCCCTGAGGGTGGGGATGTGAAGGTGTTGCTCCCACCGATTGACATTCCGGGCGTGTTGGATTTCATCAGGGAGATTAAGGATGGGGTGAAGGAGGCGATGCCTGAGTTGTCCTTCGATGAGTTGAGGAGCAAGGATCAGATTGCCGCAGAGACCCTTGGGTTGCAGTTGATCGAATTGGTATTGAAGGTCAAGAGGATAAGGCCCAATTATGATGACGGGCTTGTCAGGGCGTTGAGAATGGCGGGGCTGGCGGGGTTGTCTATGGGCCTGAGTGAGATCGTGGCATTGGACGATGATATGTTGGCGATGGATGCGAATAGGGAGGTGTTGCCCTTGGATCAGATGACCCGTATCAGGTTAGAACAGGCACAGCTCATGCTGGATCGAGAGAAGGCGGGGGGGATTAGAGAGGGTTATGACGAAGGTTAGAGTGTGCCGTAGGTGCGGGGTTCATTGGGTGAGGTTGGATAGGTCTGTGACCCATGAGTGCGTGGATGAGATTTTACCCGACGCGGGGAAGCGGGCTAAGGGGTGGAAACGGAACAGGGGGAAGTGATCGATGCCTGACCTCGGAGCCTTCGAGAAGTATCGCAAGTCTATGATGTGGCTTGAGAGATCGTATCAGTCCCGACTATCGAGGGCGATGA